GGTTCTTTTACATATGCGCCTTCATATCTATATGATTTTTCATGTTTAGTTTTCTGTGGTATAACAATATTCTTTTGTCTTAGATAATTATAAATTAGGTTATCCCAATACTTCACAGTTCCTAACATATCAGTATAGTTTACTTTGAAGTCATACGCCATTGTCGTAATCAATTCAATTAATTTTAGTTTGTTTTCTAACTTATCTACTAACTCAACATCAGATATATTATAATCGATAAATGATTGATAATCTTTAGTATACCAATCTTTGAATGTTTCATGAGGATTCTCATCTTTTCTTTCACCAAGTTCAACAAATGCGATATGGTCTAATCGATAATTTTCTTGGTTAGTATAAGTAAACTTTCGATACAGTTCAAGATAATCTAAAATAGAAACACCCATGATATCATACATTTGATTTTTTCTACCCATGATAAGTTTTTCTTGACTTGTAACATTACCCCATGGCGAAAAACATTTTATCTTATCTTCACCAAACAATAATTTAATTCTATTCATCAGATATGGTATATCAAAGAAATCAACATTCCATCCAGTAACGATATCTGGTGTTGTCTGTTGCCAGAATAACATAAACTCTTCAAGTAGTTCTTTCTCATCTTTACAATTAATGTAGTGAACATCTTCTCTATCAGTTTTAAATTCACCTAATCCCCAAACAACAATATGTTGATTCTTATGATTCTTAACAGTAATTGATAACATTGGTTCAATAGCCTGTTGAGGATTTGGAAATCCATTTTCACATTGAACCTCTATATCAATCGTGTATAATAATAATTGTTTGATATCCCATTCTATTTCATTTGGATATGTATCAGAAAGATATGTATATGCGTATTGTGTATTACCATATACTAGATGTGGTTGTTCTTTATATTGTTCTACAAATTCCTTTGCGTCTTTAATTGATAGTTGTTTTATCGGTGATAGATATTTTCCATCTAAACTTTTGTAGGGAGTTTGTTTTGCGACTGGAACATAAAGAGTAGGTTCATATTTTACTCGTTTGGTTTTTTGTTCACCATTATCTATTTCACGAACAAGAATATGATTACCCCATTGTTGTACATGGGTATAAAATTTCATACAGTTATTATATATTAATTATAATAGTTTGTCAACTATTTTGTTTTACCAATATTATACTTGGTTTCAAGTATCCAATCGTTCTTATCTTTGAAGGAAATAACTTTGATTTGGGATAGTGGCGCTTTTGGTTCATTTTCACCTATGATTTCTATAAGTCCCCAATCCTTTAAAAGTTCAGAAATAGTATTTCTTCTTGATATATCATTTTCAGTTATATTAGTTTCTTTTCCATCCAATGCGAATAATTCCTTAAAATGTACAATATAATATTTACCTTGTTTATGTAATATATGACATGATTGGTAAAGTTTATTTTCTTTTCTGGAAGCCACACCAATTCTGGATAGTGTTTCACGAACCTTTAAGAAATCATCTGGTTCTTTTAAAGAAACTTCTAACATATTTTCAATAGTCCATTCACTCATTTTTTCATTCCGCCCGTTTTCAAGTTCTCTTTGATTTTCTGTATCTGCTCTGGTCTAAGTATCTTGAGTGCCTCTTTCGCTTTATCATTACTATAACCATAATATTCTTTCACAGAATCTATATCTTTAATCTTATCAGATTTCACCATTTGTGAAAATCTTTTTCTTTTTCTTATACTATTTAGAAGAAAGTCATATTTGAGTTTATTGTCAATATGATTTCTACAGTTCATTTCGTTGATTAAAAATATACAATCTTCAAACCCAGATAAGATTCTGTGTACTATAAACATGGGATACTTTTTTTCCCACATTTCATCTTCACTATCCATTAGTTTTTCTTTCGTATAATTAATTGAATTTAAATATTCTTTTAACTCATAACTCATTTATGTACCTCTTCAATTCTTTATCTTGTACATCTTCGGGTATCTCATTCTTATAGAATATTCTATAACTATCACTACCATATTTACCTATGCCATGTAATTGAGTAGCGTCTTTATAATCCCATGATAATATATCTATACTCATTTGTTTTAGCCTAGATAGTCTAACATTTACCATACCAAGTGGTTCTAACATCTTGGCTTGTGTCTTACTACTGCCCCTAATAAATGCAATAGGAGTAGGATACTTTTTAAATAATTTTGGCAATACTGCCTTGACTTGTTTTCTATGTGTGAGGTTTAAACATATGACACCAACCATGTGTTGCCATGGCGATTTAACCTGTTGTTGAACCATTAAACTGTCAATCATTTGAATTTACAATTCCCCATAATTTCTGTTAAACAAGCGAGAACATTTATTTCTGAATCAACACTAAACGCCTGTTTATACTGATAGTCTGCGAGTATCAATACAAGATGAGGAACACTAGTTGGTTCAAGTATCTCATTCGCATTATTATATATCTTTCTAAAAAGTTTTGTTGGGTCATTATCAATATTATTGACTACCCATTTTCTAACTGATTTAAAATCTTTTTGTTTCATATAAATCATTAGGTCTTTAATATTTACATCTGCGACATTTACTAATATTCCAGAATCAATTTTTCCAGAAACAGAATATCTTTGTAATTCATTTAAAACTCTTCTCCAATCTGGAAAGAATTTATTAATAAGTTCTGCGACCGCTCTTTCATCAAAGTCTATCTTTTCTTCTTTTAATATTTTAGATGCTCTTTGAAAAAAACTTTTTGCGAGTTTTACTTTTTGACTTGTTGGTATTATAAAATCAATAACACTACACCTTGAGTGTAATGGTTCAATAATTCTATTCTTAAAATTACAAGTTAAAATAAATCCACAGTTATTATGAAACTCCTCTATCATTCCACGCAATGCGGGTTGAGTAGATTGAGGATTTAAATAATCAGCCTCATCAATGATAACATATTTCTTACCACCCTCTAATGAAACTGTTGACGCAAAGTTTTTAAGTTTAGTTCTCAGTACATCAATACCAGATTCTTCTGACCCGTTTATCATATACCAAGTCGCACCTATCTCTTCTACCATCGCCTTTGCGACTGTTGTTTTACCAACACCTGCGCCACCCGATAAAAGTAGATTAGGTATATTTTTTTGATTTACAAACTTCAAAAAAGTTTCTTGAAGTTCTTTTGTAAGAATACAGTCCTTTACTGTTGTGGGTCTGTACTTCTCCACAAATAAAAATGTGTCCATAATATATTCACCTTTCTCATAAAATAATAATTAACTTAAACAGAGTATGTTGATTCTGGTTCAAGTGCTATCCAATACTGAATGTCTTTGTTTTTATTTACAAAGTTACTAATGTTCTTTGAAGAAATCTTAACATCATAATCACCAGATAAAATTTTAAGATTCTCAACTTTGAAATAAAATTTATAGTCACCAGTTCCAGTAGGACTTACATCTACAGAAAAATTATTTGAGGCGTCATTCTTTTTATCTGTAACTGATAATGCGCCTGTTCCATTTAATAACATATCTGGAACACCAAGTACCGCAGATGCTCTGGTTACTTCTTTAAAAGTTTCGTTTTTAAATTCAAACTCAACTTCAGACTGTGGCATTTTAATCTCTTTAGTTGGAGATGTAATTACTGATGGGTCTGAATAAAAATATTTTAAAGATTTACCTTTTGAGTTTTCTTCACTTAATAAAACATAGTTATCTTGAAAATCAAACTCTGGTTTTTGAAATATAGAAATCGCTGATAAAAATTCATTTAAATCATATATCGCAACTTCTTGTGGAAAGTCTTCTTTAACAGTAGCCTTCGCCATAATATTTTTCATACTAGACATTGTAGTAAGAACATTTCCTTGTTTTATGAGTAGGTTTTGATTGATTGTTGAAAAGTTTTTCAATACATCAATCGTTTCTTCACTAATCTTCATCATTTTGTTCACTCCATGTATCATGATTATAAACTAACATAATACCATAATGTAATATTTTTAACAGGTCTTTTCTATTCCTGCCTTCTTTCTTTCCATACCTTAATGCATACTTAACTATATTACCAATACAGAAACCTTCACCATGTCCTGCGGCCATAATAGATTCAGTCGCCTGTGTATGTTGTCCTAAGTATCTCGAATTAGAATAATGACCTTCGTATGTGTCATCAATATATTCTTCTAATTCTTTTAAAAGTTCTTTTTCGTTATACTTGTACATTGTCTAATATTATATACAAGAGTAGGGGGTTTGTCAACCCCCTTTAGCAAAAAACTTTTACCCCCTTATTTAATATCGATTGTTCTTGGTTTTTTTTCTTCTGGTACTATCCTCTCAATAGAAATTGAAAGCATACCATCTTTGAAGTGTGCGCCATGTACGACCATATCATCTGCGAGTGTAAATACTCTTCTAAAGTTTCTTTTTGATATACCATGTACAATCATTTCCTCTTGACATCTTGCGTTGACCATTTCTGAATCTTTTTTACAATCAAACTTTGATTCAACCTTTAGTCTACCATCTGCGTATTCCACCTCGACATCATCTTTACTAAACCCTGCGAGTGCGAGTCGCACCTCATAGTTAAAGTCATCTAACTTTACTATATCGTATGGTGGGTAAGAACTATTTTGACAGTTTGGTTTTTTACAATCTAGTAACCTATCAAACATATTGTCGAAACCGACAGAAAAAGGTGTTAACTTGAATAGGTCATCCAAGTCAGAGTGTGAATATTTTATTAATCTCATTTTATTATTCTCCTTTTAAGCGAGATTGAATTATGTCCCATTTCGGCGACATACTAATAAGATATACATTACTTTTTATTTGTCAAGTTTTTATTTGAAAAAAGTGTTACAATTTTAAATCTTTTAGGTTTTCTGGTAAACACACTCTTCAGAAAGGTCATTAGATGGAATTTAAAGGGGCGTCTGGTCGTTTTAAACTTCATGGTAGTATTATTTATCATTTTACTATGACAACCTCTCCTTCAGTCTCTATTACGACTCTAGCTCCACATGATAGTATAGGTTTCTCATTACCACCATATCTAATCTTTGAATTACCAAGAATCTCAACTTCATGACAATAAGTATTCTTTCTTCCTTCTTTAATTGTAATCACAGGTTCATTTGTTCCATGTTTTTTATTGGCTCTAATTTTATGTTGATTTACATGAATATATTTTTTACTCATTTTATGACTCCACTATCTTACTAAAGTTTTGAATCTTTTCAAACTTAATTGTATGGTCAAATTTATCAACCAATACATCTCCTTTATGAGATATCACAAAAACATTTTCATCTTTGAATGTATTTAATATTTTTAAAAAGTCATCTGTTCCTGTGCCATCTAATGAACTATCAAATATTTCATCTAATAAAAGTAAGTTTGTGTTGGTAGAGTTTTTCATTTTGGCAATCGCTCTCCAAGTAAACAATAATCCTAAATCAATTCTCATTTTTTCACCTTCACTAAAAGAATAATATTTAAACTCATCTCTATATCTTGATTTAATTATTTCATTGAAGTTTTCATCAATAGTAAAGTTGATAAAGAAATCCATTGATGATAGATAACCATTTATTAATTTATTCATTATCGGTAAATACTTTTTAATTATCTTTGTTTTGATACCACTATCTTGTAACATATTTCTTGCGATATCATGATAGTGTTTATCTTCAATTAGTTTAGCTTTTCTCTGTTCAA